CCGGCATGAACGGGGCCATCGCGTCTTGCAGTTCGCGGGCCTCCTGAGCAGCGGTCTTGTACGTGCTGACACCGGTCTTGTACTCGGTTTCCCGCTGCTCGGTGTACAGAGCGAGCTTGACCGCTTCGTCAGGAGTCAGAGTCTGACCCTGAGCCATCTTGTCCCACAGGGGCAGATATTCCTTTTTCCATGTGGTTGGACGGTTGGGGACCGGAGGCGGCTCGGTGGGTTGTGCAAGGGGTTGCGCAACTTGTGCAGGCTGCTCAGCCTTGGGGGCAAATCGGCCCTGTTCGTCGCGCGCCCGCTGCTCGGCCTGAGCCGCAGTCTCAACCGGCTCCGGGATCTCGCGGGGTTGAACTTCGGGCGCTTCGGTCTGGGCCACCTTGTCAAAGGCGGATTCCAGCGCGTCACGCAAAGTAGTTTGCTCAGACATGCTGTGTTCCTTTTTCGCTTACGCGGATTTCGTGGGAAGCCACTGAGTGGCGGAGATTGCCTTGTAGGTCACGACGGCATACGTGGTGTGGGAATAGGCCGCATTCGCAGTGCCCAACCCGGTGCCAGGGACGGCGATTGCAGCACCTGACGGCGGCCACACCTTGAGGGTTGATCCGCTGTTGTTGAAAATGGTGACTTCGCCCTCAATCACGGCGGGCAGGATGACACCCTTCGTACCGTCGGCACTGGCGACGATCGCCGTCGATGCCCTGATGACTGTTGCATCGGTCTGCGCAGAGCCTGCTGCAGTCACTGAGGTATTGACCGATCCGCCAACAATGGCGACGGCTTGTGCGGCAGGGGTGCCAACACCAATGAGGTCTTTTGCGAGAGGCATGATTTGCTCCTAAAGTTTGCTGTTCCACACCTCAATAAGCCTTTGTTTCAGCCCCGGAGGTGCGGGAATGGGCTTCGGCTGAAGATATTTGGTTTCGTTGCCCACCTCGACACACCCGCTAGCTCTCAGGTGTTCACGGTGGACAGACCTTGACGTGACCATGCGGCCATCAATCATTGATTTGTACGGTTGGATGTCGGGCATGACGTGGTGAGTTTGAACAGGAGCTTCGTAATCGGCCTTGTCGATCACCGTTCCGTCAGACTTGTAGATCCATGAATGTCTGGTCATAGCATCATCAACAGTTCTTCGTCGTCTTGCAGTTCACGCATGAATCGCTCAAACGAGTCATCGCGTGGGATTTGTTTGGGTTGAGGCGTCAGCAGGGGAGGAACGGACTCAAACACTAGCGGCACAACCTCAACGGGTTGTGGGGCCACAATGTCAGCAATGGCCTGACGGCGCTTGGCTTGCTTTCCGGCGAACTCTGCAAACTCGTCATGGTCGCGCTTCTTGCGCTTTCGAGGTCCGCCGTCGTGCGTGTCCAGCAATGACTGTGCATTGACCTCAATTGCGCATCCGTCGTCCTGCTCAGTCCATGCAATGGTTGCAGATCCTGACGATGTGACGCTGATTGCGGTTGTGTCATCCGCCTCTGTCCACGCAATCGCTGCTGTAGATGAGGATGTGACAGCGATAGCCGTTACGTCGTCGGCTTCGGTCCATGCAAGGTCTGCTGTGGTGCCAGTCGCGCTGCTGCGCATCCGCATCCTTGGCGGCACAAACATCCCGTAACGGTCTGTGTAGTCGCTGCGAACCTCGGCAGGCGTCCATAGCCTGGTTTCAAACAGAACGTCATCAAGACGGCAATTGTTGTAAAACGAAGTCCCGCCCCGCGCCGCGAAATACATCGCGTTGTCGGTAAACGTAGATGCAACCGTTACCTTTGACGCAATGGGAGTGCCGTAAGTAATGGACTGCGCAACCCCATCTACGTAAATTCCGGTGATCTGATCGGTTGTCAGTCGCCTGTCTATCGTCGTAACAATCCGGTGCACTCTTCCGGCTGTTGGTTGCGGGATCACCGCCGCCGTTACTTGGTTCCCGGAGATAGTGGCCGCAATACTGACCGTGATGTAGTTTCCGGTTGTGTTGGTTGCTCCGTTGTAACCGTCCCAAATGTTCCACGTTCCGTTGAAGTTCAGGCCGAGATCGGTGCTCGACTCCATAATCATTGCGTAGGTGCTGGGGTTCGTCGCCCGGTAGTACGTGAACGCAACGGTGAGTGTGTTAGCGCTCTTGTACTTGACCGCTGTTGCGCTTGCGGCCTGACTGCTGCCGTTGTACGCCACCATTGGCCCATACGGACCCTGCACCCATGTGCCTGATGTCGTTGCGTTTGCCCGTCCCGCCGAATCAGTCAGCTTTGTTCCGGCCCCTTCGCTTGCCACCCAGCGATTGAGCAAATACCGCGCTAGCGGATGATCCCAGCTAACCGGGGTTCCGGGAGGCGGCTTCAAGAGCCAAGATTTGGCTTTGCGGAAGGCCATCAGGTGTTCGTGTAGTAGATGCCGGTGTAGGTCTTGGTGTGGTTGCCCTCAGTGCTGTCCAGCGCCTGCCCGGTGTAGTTCTGAAGCACAAAACCCCACTTGCGCGGCATGACCCCGCCAAAGACAGCGGCCACCGATCCGATAACCAGTTTGTAGGTCACGGACACAGCAGGGCACGCGATCACAAACGGCCCTTTCAGGTTTGTCGGGCTGTCCAGCGTGACGGCGGCATTCGTACCTTCGGCTTCCGCGCTGGAACCGTTGAAATTCGTTCCGTCCTCAGACCCGTACAGGTACACATAGCACGCCTTGTCGTTGGCAAGAGCAGACGAGCTGGTCTTGACCGCGATGTAAAGCATGGCGTCATCGAACAGGTCTGAGGTGTTGTCCACCGACGCAGATCCACGGCCAGCCGTTGCAGAGGATGCAAGACTCGCCAGCGTGCAGGTGATCGCGGTCGATGTTCCGTAGCTGATTTTGTCGGTGCTCATAGCGCCGCCTTCACATCTTTGATGCTGACCTGATTAGGCGCATCCTCAAGACCACCAAGCACGCGCAAAACCGTCGCGTCGTGCTTGATTTCCACGTCCTGCAATGTCTTGGTGTACGTCGGTTTGTCGTCAGCATCCAAAACAGGATCGCCCCATGCATCGACAATTGGCGTTTTGACAGGCTTGTCCTTCTGGACCTCAGTCCATCCAGTGTTGATGATGTCGGTGATCTGCTGCGCAGCCTTGCCTGCATACAGGTCCGGATATGCGGCAAGCTCTGCCTTGATGCGGTCAATGATCATGCATTGCCCCTTGTGATCGTCCACGATGTGACCGACAGCGACAAGCCAACACTGACAGTCGTCGTGCTGAGGATCATGTCTGCGCCGCTTCCAGAAGCTCCGGCAGACCCATCGATTACCTGAGTCGTGCCGTCCGCTTTGACGATGCGCCACCATGTGGCCGTGCCTGCTGCGAGTCCAGTCGTTGCGCTTGGAAGCGTCGGAGACAGAACGGCAGACGCAGCAGCAGGGGCCAGCGGACTGCCCAACGTGAACTCAGCTAGCTTTGTCGTCGCTGCCCCACCCGTAGCAGGCCGGGTGCCGTCATAAATTCGCAGCAGTGCGCCATTTCCCGCAAACGTGGTGATCGCGTCAAGCTGCGCGTTGCGTAGGGATACGTTGTAACCTGTGGTCATGCCGGTTCATCCATCGAGGTAAGCACAGTCCCATCAGCCCGGCGCATGGTGCGTTTTCTTGGACGGTTGATGGCCTGCATCAATTGGCCGTGGCTTTCGCCCATTTGCCCAAATAGCTGTTGTTGTCCAGTCTGGTGCGACTCAATCAACCGGGTCATGTTCTCGTTGACTGCGTTGACCAGATCGACAAGGCCGCTCTTTGGCTTGGTTTCGCCGGTTTCGTCAAGCTCAGTCGGTGAATCTGGATCGGCTGATGCGTTTGCGCTCATTGCCGCCGTTTTGATCTTGCCTTCTTTGCCGATTTGAGCCACCACAACGGCGGTATCGGCTTTGAGCTTGGCTTCGTTCCATGCCCGCTCAGAGTCGCGCTGATGGCGGATGTCCTCGTATCGAAGTTCTTCAATGCGCGTGCGTTCTTTTGCCGCTGATTCGGCTTGCGCTGCTGCCGCGTCGGATTGAGCCCGAGCTATATCAATGCGCTCTTGCGATGCCACACGGTCGGCGTCCATTTGCCGCTGAGCCTGCACCTTTGCCATTTCCGGGTCAGGCTTGGGCTGTGGGTTGGCCTGAGCTTGCTTGATCTGTTCAGCAACCTGATCAAACACGCCTTCAATTGACTTGCCGACCTTGAACGAACGAACTCCAAACTTGAGCAATTCCATGAGCAGGGGCGCAATCTCGGGAGCCGCTTGGACCGCAGGCACTGCTTCACGCAAGAAACTGCCCGTTGCTGTCAAAAACTCCATCCGAGATTCCTTCTCGGATTCCTCATCGATCTGCACCAGCGAATCGACTGCAATCTCGACCCGAAACGAGTTCAGTTCGCCGGACTTCAGCAGCGCAATCGCGGGTTCGATGTACTGCTGGTCCTCTTGCGCCAACTGTTCAGCCGCGCTGATCTTGATGATGGTCTCAGGCGCAAAGAATTTGCAGATCACCTGAGCTTTCAGCCGCATCAACGAAGCAGCAAACCGGCTGACCTCGTACTGCATTGTCTTCAGACGAAGTGATGCGTATTGCCCCTTGATCCGTTGGGCAGTGGCGGTCTCTTGCGCTTCGCTTTGTCCACGAACGATGTCAGACAGGCCCGTGATCTCGTAGATTTGAGCCTTGACTTGCTCCATCGCCTGATAGGCAGACAGCAGAGCACTGGCGATCGGCGTTAGGTCAACGATGTCAATCGCACCCTTGAGGCCGTTTTTCTCGGCAAAGGCGTTCCAGTTGTCCACAGGCATGAGGGTGTTGTTTTCGCCCTCAGTGAACAACCGTGCCAGTTCCTTGAACGAAGCGTTGTAAACACCCTTGACCTGCAGAGCCTTGATCAGCCCATCAATCCGGTCACACAGGATGTCCAGTTCGTTGGCCTGGTCCTGATACAGCGTGAAGTCTGGAGTAGGAACAAGTGAATCAGTCGTGATCGTTGCGTACAGCGGACGCGGGCACGGAAAGAACGATTCAACTCCAAGCGGATCTTCTTTCTCGTCCAGCGGCTCAGGTCGGGACTTGTGAACCCACACCGCAACGTTGCGGGGCTTGTCCCAAATCTCGTAGATACAAGCCTCGTAGTCGCCAGTCTCACCGTACTGCGCTTTCTTGAGTTCGTCAGGCTTGGTGTCCAGCGGGATGGATTCACCGATTTCCTCGCCAAATCGCTCGATCAAAGCTGCGCGTTTGAGATAGACCTTTCTCCAGACAATGCCGACTTCTTCCCATGTCCGGGCGATTTCGTGCCCAAAGTCTTTCCAGTGGACGTAATCCACCGGAGCACATTCGTAGTCCAGCACCTCGACCTGTTGGGCTTCGTCTGAGTCTTCGCTGACCTGCAATCCTTGGATCGGCTGGTCAACAGTCTCATACGCCATGTGTGGTTCATACCTGACCCACGACACGCCTCGACCCCCTAGAAAGCGATCAAAGACGCTGTTTTTCATCGCGGCTTCGTAGTCCGGATAGTGCTCGACTTCGTACTCAAGCGCACGCTCAAGAATCATCGCGGCCACTCGTCCGACTGGATCGTTGTCGCGGAATCGGCGGGAAACATCGGGCTTCGGCAGCTTGGCAAACACCGCTGGCACAAGCGTATTGACGTTGGACCACAGCACATTGAATCGTGCCTCTGTGTAGCCTCGCGTCCCGTTGCGATACTCGTCCTTGTACCGCTTGAGGATTTTTTCGACGCGCCCTTCCCATTTCCGGAACACGGACTCGTAGTCTTTGATCAGACCAAGGTAGCGCTCAACTGTGCTCATGAGGCAGCAGGCGTCGGAGTCGGGACGTAAAACAACGTGACATTCAGCGTCCCGCCGATGGTCGCAATGGGCAAGTTCTTGAACGCAGCCGGGAAGCGATGAAACCCGATTGCCGGTGTGATCGTCCCGCTGACCGTATCGGCGCCATCAGTGAATGCGATGGTCCCGGCGCTGGTGCTGTTGACGTAGAACCCAAGCAGCGCGCCCGGGTTTGTGTTCACCGTGCCGGTTCCGGTCAGGTTTTTGGGTGATCCAAATTCAATCGAAAACATGTCAAACCCTTTCCCGCTTGCGCGGCGATTCTTTCCACAGTTCTTCCAGCGTGGCTGTGTTGTTGCCAACCATGATCCCGCGCATGGGCGGAGGTGGGGGCGGAGGCGGCGCAGTCTGCTGCATGACAAGGCATCCATAGCTGAATGCATCCCCGTCATGGCTTGACCAGTCATGCAACGGCTCGCTGCTGAAAATCTTCTTTTCCTCGTCGTACTCGTACTGCCATGCCCTCAGTGCATCAAGCCCCTTGGAACAGTTGTCAGCGTGAAACTCACACCGGGCGATAAGGACGCGGGCAGCATTGACACGGTCGCTGATCCGGCTGTTTGGAGTGATTGCGACGTGCTTGGAGCCAAAGTAATCGACGAAAGTCTCCACCGCTGACCGCTTGGCCGCGAACGTCTTGGCCCTTGCGTCATGAGGGAGCCAGATCTTGCCCAACGCTGTTTTTCGCCCTTCCGCGTGGTACTTCTTGATCCGGTCGTCCAGACGGGCGCACCATTCCTCAGCGTCGATGCCCCAGCCGGAGTCGTGGTCCACAATGGAGTAACCGCCGATCTTGGGCTGCCAGAAGTAGGCTGCCGTCGTGTCGCGCCGACCAATGTCAAGGAAGATTTCGAGCGACTGGCCGTAAGGGTCGAATTCGACATCGTTTGTAATCCGTCCGTTCTTTTCGGCAATCCCGATGGCGCGGGCTAGGATAGCCCCGAGGTTCGCGGCTTCAAAGCTGCACAGGTATTCCTGTTCAAACTTGCTGCGCCCGTAGTCCTCGCCGAACTCTGCGATGTATGCAGCAAGCTCTGTTGCCAGTTGCTCGGGCGTGAACACACCTGTTTCCGTGGCATCCAGCACCTGAGCGAATGCGCCAGGCGTCTTGCGTGCCGCCTCTAGCGTGGTGTGTGCGTGATTCCGGCCCCGAGGCGTGGTGATGAAAATCTGCCAGCCGTTGTTTTCAGCCAGGATTGGTCGGAGGTAGGCTCGTGCTGTGGGGTTTGCCAGCGCCCATTCGCTGTACACAATCCCGGCTGGAGTTGATCCAACCAGCGAGTCAAAGCGGTCTGAGCCGACAACCTGCCACGTTGACCCATTCTTGAACTTGATGGACATCTCCTGATCCCGCGTGCTGTCTCTCAACTCGGGAGGAAATGCCTCATCAATGCGCTTGCGTCCGCTGTGTGGGTTGACCGCATCCCAGATTGCCTTTCGAGCCTGGGCGTACTCCGGCAGCATGTGCCAGTAGCCTGCTGTCCGCTCGAAAGCCGCACAGGCCGTCCGGTGCAGCGCGATCTCATCCTTCCCCGACCGGCGATGCCAAACAAGCTCACAATGCCGCCCCCCGCGCTCCAGATAGGACCACGCGGGCATCTGGTAGTCGCGTGGACGCCAGTTATTGGGGAGGCTGATTCGTGCCAAAGCGAACAATCTCCACAGTCAGAGGCGCACCGTTTGCACCAGTAACCTGCATGGGGAGCACTTTGCCGACCAGCCCGAGAAAAGCCGAAGCTGTGCGGGGGTCTCTTGCGCGTTCTTGCAGGTACTGGACCCCGCCCGCTCCATCAAGAGCTTGAAGGATCATGTCCTTCAGTTCTTTGGTGACTTTGTTTTGCGTTCCCGGAGGCCGACCCGGGCCGCTTTTCTGGCCCTTTTTGAATTTTGTCGGATTCAACGGTTGCGATGGCATCCGCGAAGTGTACAACTTCCAGACAGTGTGTCCAATAGCTATACACATGTAATGCTTGCGTATTACGCGCTATTGCCGCTGATCGTGGCGTCTCCCGGACTGCGGTCCTGGTGGCGCTTGTCCGGCAGGCGTGAATCTGGAGCGATCTCGCGGAATCGAACCGCGCCAGTCAGCTTGGAAGGCTGTTTGACCCCTTGATCAAGATCGCGTGATGCTCAAAAAAACGCCCGACTAGCGGGCGAAGATGCTTGCACATCAGGGAGGAGAACGGAGACAACTGATAGACCTCAGTGTAGTCGGTATTGGGGGAAAATCAAGCCGTGCTTCCGCTGCGTACATTCGTTTCATCCTCTGAAGCAGCCGTAAAAGCGCGGCTGTGTCGCTGTTTTGGTCAACATCAAGACTCGTCCCCGGCTTCAATTTCGAGCCGCCGTTTTGCTTGGCAACATTGGTCATATAACTCTGGTGTCAACACTTGGCGCATCGCCATTTGCCATTGCGCGTTATGACGAATTGTCCGAATGCGCTTAAGTTCGTCGTTGACCCGCGTGAGGTGTTTGCCAGCCTCACACCAACTAGATTTGCCAATGTTCTGCTCTAGCAAGTCTTGCCGCGTTTCCTTTAGCATCGTGTCCGCGTCATCTAGCGGCATGTGCCGCAATTCGCGCCACCACTCGGATGTAAATTTGGTCAGCATGTGGCGGTCTCCCGCCTTTCATTCGACCATGCAACCTCATGCTCTGCGCCGAACGCAAATAGCCACTCAATGAACGCGGATGCCAGCTCACGCGGGAACTTGCGGGTAGGCGTCCCGAGAACCACAAATTCACCACGCAGGCCGGGCAGAACTGCCAATTCACCCATTTCGCGCCATGCCTTCGCTAAATCCGGGTCGTCCTTTGTGTCGATCTTGAACGCTGAAACCAAAACACGTTTCATGTCGTCCGGGTCAATGTGCCGCCCATGAATGGGAACTACCCGCGCAATGTCGCCGATCATGGCGTGGTAGCGCTCTTCTTGCGCCCGGCTCTTGGCAGGGGACAGGAATCGAACAATCGTGCCCTCTGGCTCATCCTGGCAAGCCTGAGCGGCCAATTTGCGGGCCTGGTCGTGGGCGAGGATGAATGTGCGGCGGACGGTCACTCGAATAGCTCCAGCG